CTGGATACCATTCTCTGTCAGGTTTGTTACGCCCTAATGCACGAACCATGGGATCGCCTTTACCTGTCTTAGGTGTCATGAGAAGAAACCTTGTATCCATGCGTGCTGGAATATAATTGTGTGCATATGCGTACCTGTGAGTATTATTTCGATCATGGAGGGAGTGTATCAGAGAGGGATATAATGTGTCAAGTGCGTTTTTGCGTGGATGCGAATATTTGTGCTTTTGTCGCTGGTGTTCGTGGGTCTTACCCTATGTATATGTTTGGGGTTGTCAACCTTCGGAGGGAAAAAATCTCACTCCCGAGGCGTTTGACACTCACATAACACAAAATCTGAGAGACAACAGAGTTTGTTCTATATGGATTGATGCTAAAAAAACAGAGGTTTTCGAGCTGTGGCGCTTGACTTCCCCTATGCATTATGTCATCCTCCACCATGTCCCTACAAGGTGACATCGACAGTTAGGTTGGTCACGCAGAGGCATCTGGTGATCTCAGACCTGTTACTTTGATTGTTATGATCATTGCCCGTATGGTTGAGGTGTCTTAGAGGTAACTTGTAGGGGTTTTTTATTGGTGTGTGGCGCTTGACAATGACCCCTATAGTATGAGAGGATGGTGCCATGATGAGATTTATTAATACACACGGGTTACTAGACGAAGACTTTGTTCTCCCTATAGTGGCGCTTACTGTCCTTCTAATGGTGAGAGATATGATATAATAAGGGTTGACAGTAGACCCTTACATGGGTTATACTGGTTATAGTAGGAATACACCAGTCATCTGAGAGTACTGGTCTTACCATGAGTATGTGATGAAGTCTCAGAGGGCGGATCCCGAACTCCCTAGCAGGGATGAAAATGCCTGCAAACTTTAACGCACAATAAGGTGTGGAGATACCCCTATGTCTGACGAATATAAGATGCAGTTCAAGATACGCTACTTCGATAAGAATGTGGTCAGCCTTAATGGTGAGCGTGTCTGGTTCGAGTGGTCTGAAGAGCCTCTGAATAGTGCTGAAGCGTTCTCCATTGTCTCCCTCTTAGAGGATAAGAACTGTGTTGTAGAATTGACTCGCTTATAGTAGCAAACAGTCCAGGCGCACCCCCACCCCCTAATACGAGGGGCTTAAGGCACCGAGGTATTCTCAAAGAGAGGATCTAAAAAATTTTTTCGGATAAAATTATGACTCCAATACTCATTACATTACTACCATTCTTTCCCTTCGCCCTTGTGGCATTCTATTATATCCAGATCAGTCTTACAGGTGAGTTCGAATACTTATGGAACTCTCGTGAAATCTATGAAGAGGACATCCAATGAGTGTAAGAAGTAGGCAGAGACATAAAGAGACATTCGCTACAGTAGGCACAGGTCTACTGATCAACTATCCACTCAATCTATTAGGGTTATACATCTGTATCTCTCTATTGGACATGACTGACCCCTTTTGGATAGGTAATATTATCACAGCATTCATGACCATAGTCGCATATACTCGTGTCTACATGATAAGGAAGTACTTTGATAAGTAAAATTTTTAGAGGAATTCTCACACTCCCCTTTCGTATAGTGTGGTATATACTGAAATATATATTCATATGTCTTGTAGCCATACTCTTATTACTACTAGGCATAGACTTACTCACAGATGGAATATAATATGGAACGCATACAACAACTCGAACAACAAGTGATACAGTGGCATTATGATCGTAATCTTATAGACGGTGCAACTGATAAAGATCAGGTACTCAAGCTCATTCAAGAGGTGGGCGAACTGTCTGATAATGTCTGTAAACAACAAGACATACGAGACGATTGTGGTGATATTATGGTCGTCTTAATTAATATTATGGAACGCAATCGTGTGTCTATGGAAGAGTGTCTCGAAGTCGCATACAATGATATTCGGAATCGTAAGGGCCGTATGGTCGATGGCATTTTTATTAAGGAAAGAAGTTGCTAACATGAACTATAAAGACTATGTCAGTGATATAAAACATATAGCAGGTACTCCCTACTTGCAGGTGGAACGCTCTCCCTTTAGTGTGGACGAACTCGAAATCTTTAAGTATATTCTTGCAGAGCAGTCACAGGCGGAGTTTCCTCCGTTCGATCCTACTCGTTCTAACGCAATGTCGTATCGGCTCGAAGAGAATACAGACTTTGGTGTTGCATTAGCAAATAATTTCACAGAGATTACTCGTACTCTTGATGATGGTTCTGATACTTTCTTTTCTTATCCTTACGATAAACCTTTACATCATTCGCAGTTTTATCGTGTTGCAAAACCAGGATATATCAGTGAAAGTATTCGGTGTTCACCACCAGGCGAAGATTATCCCATTCACAAAGACAGTACCAGTAAACTTTTGACTTGTTTAATCTATTTGGAACCCGAAGTTTCTGACGGAACTTTCTTTCACACCGCAATGGAAACAGAAGGCGTTGAACATCCATGGGTGCCCAATACAGGATATATTTTCAAAGGAGGTTATAGTTCGTATCATTCGTATCGCAACACAACAAAAAATAGGCGGACAGTCTATATGTTGAATCTCTACGAAACAAATCCTTTTAAAGTTTCAAAAACTCACTAGACATATTCTATACTTAGTAGTATAGTGGTACTATATTCGATGCATCAGGTAATATACCGCAAACGATGTAGGACGGATACAATAAAACATTGAAGAGGTAAGCATGGCTTATATTAAAAAGTTTTTGGCCAATATTTTCGTACCAGAAAAAGTGGCAACTCTAGAACCTTTCTTCGAATCAGAAGGAGGTAATTCATGAAAATGAAATTTACTCGAAAAGAAGTCTCTATCAAAGAGTTCTTAGAGGATTATATTCCTTATCTTGACCGTCAACCGATTGGTCAAAGATTACCCGTACCTAATAATGTCGAGAAGGCTCAAGGCATTATTCAAACTATCCTCGATGGTTATGATATCGGCGATCTCACGATTGCAAAAGTGAATGATAACCCTATGGGGTTCGAAAAAGAATCTATCGATGGTGGCCACAGAAAGCGTGGCATATATGACTTTAAACTACCAAGATCAGAAGAAGGCGCCTTCGCAACCGAAGATGGTCTATACTGGTCTGATCTCACAAAACAACAACAAGAAGATTTTCTAAATTATATGCTTGTCATTGTTGAGTATTCAGAGATCGATAATGAAACTAAAGGTCATATCTTTAGAAACAAGAATAAAACTACCGATGTCAACTTCATGGAAATGTTGAACTCGTATGGCAATATTCCAATTGCCAATCTTGTCCGAGGTCTTGTTCGAAAAGTACAAGGCATACCTGGTGTACCACACCAATTATTCGAACAAACTCTACAAAAGAACTTTAGATTTCTAGAGTTCGATAACAAGAGATTGAAGATCGAAGACTATGTAGCAAGAATAGCATATCGTTACACTCAACAGGAGCGTCTTGGAGAATCGTCTGACACCCAAGTTGAAGATATGTATGTCTCAGATGAAACAGACGCTCAGGCGTTAAAATCTTTGATGACTGCTCATTGTGATTATTTGCTAGAATGTTCTCAAGCTAAGTTCGATACTTATGATCGTTACTTAACGCAACAGGACTTTAAGATTCTTTCCTTTATCTACTACTCGTTACTAGATAACTACAAAGTCTTTTCGATCCTTGATTACGATGTCTTCATGAAAGATTATATGAAAGCAAGAAGCACCATTCTCAATGACGATAAGTACAAAGTATTGAATGACACAGGTGTCGATACAGTAGAACGAACTATTGCAGAAGCGTATCAAGGTTACTTACAAGTGCCTAACAATGGTGCCAAGATCAGACAAGCAACAGATTGGATTATTTCTGAAATGGATATTCTCAATGTTGTTCAGATCAAAGATGCGAAGCGTACATATACCTACGAAGAAAAGATTCGTAAGTTAATCGAACAGAATGGCATATGTGCTATTAGTGGTGATAAAGTAAAGTATAAAGATTGCGAGGCAGCTCACATTGTTGCACACTCAAATGGTGGGCAATCAACATACGATAACTTTGTTATGTGCAAAAGAAAATATAATCGTGACATGGGTTCAACAAATCTAAACGATTATAAAAAACTACTTGTCGAAAACGGAGAGATATAGTAGGATAAAGTATGTGGTCGAAAGACTACTATGTGGGATCACAGGTCAAGTATCACAAAATCCACAATTTCATATCAAGATTGATGTGTGCGACCTGCCCCACATTTTTTTAGGAGAGACTATGTTAGATTTTTTTTGGAATGCACCCCTCGTTATATTACAATTAACCTTTGTAATTCTTTTTTGGTCAGGTATTATCTTTGGTGGTTATGTACTAGGTAAAGAATTGCTTGATAGATATATTGATAAAAAATATAAATTCAAAGCCGATAAACCAATTAATCCAAACGACATCGATGATGACGACTATATAGGAGTCTAAGGAGAAAAATATGGAAACATCGTTACTTATTTTTCATGGGTTTTTTATCAGTGCTTGTGTGTACTTCTCTTATCAGAATGGTGCAAAGGCAGGCAGAGAAGAAATGCTAATCGATCTTTTAGAAAGAAAGCTCGTTACAGAAATACAACTAAAACAAAATTATATAGATTAAAAATATGAAAATTCTTGGAGTGAATATATCACACGACACAAGTTTATGTGTCATTGAAGACGGCGAAGTTAAGAATGTATATGAAGAGGAGAGAGTACGAAGAGAAAAGTACTGGTATCCTGGTAAAGATACAAACCTTGATCAAGCAAAACTTTTGAGCATTGATATGTATCAATTGTCCGAAATCGATCACATTGCATTTGCATCATACGATAAAAGATTGTTAAATGTAAAGTTCGATCCTAAATTAGTTGAGAATCGAGTTCGACAAAAAGAAATTATCGAACTGATATCAGCAGAACAACTTACCCTCGAAAGATTAAATGAACTTGCTGATGGTCCTGTGCCTGAGATTATAGACATTGAGTTCTGTAATATGGATGCAGACGATCAGATCGTTGATAGTATTTGCCAACAAATGCAAGATGTCAATGACAAAGTTCACTTTAATAGAGGCAATCACCACTACTATCATGCAGTATGTGGTTCACACTTAAGTCCTTATGATGAAGCAATTGTCATTACATGGGACGGTGGCGGTTCTAACACTTATTGGGATACACATCCAGGTTATCAAGAAATCGAATGTATCTTCCATTATAAAGACGATGAAGTCACACCAAAGTTTAGACGAATGAGCAATCATAGATTCATAGACGGCTTACAAGCAGATAACTTCGGTGGTTTCCAAGAAGGTTGTTTACATAGTGAGACACCAGATGTACAAGAATATGATGGTGTCGAAGTTGAGTTCGTTTCATATCCTTCTAACGGCATGAACTTCTCTAATATGTCTTATGCATTAGGTTGTGACGATCTTGGTCGTGCAGCTGGTAAAGTTATGGGCATGGCATCATATGGCAAATTAACACCAAATGTCCACACAAAACACACAACAGCAAATAGACTTGAACATGATGCATTAGATTCTGCTGTTGCAACAATTCAAAAGGCAGTCGACATGTTACCCGATGTGAAGAACATTGTTCTCTCTGGTGGTTTCAGTCTGAACTGTACAAACAATTACAAATATCTGGAAGCTTTTCCAGATCATCAATTCTTCGTTGACCCAATACCTCATGATGGTGGTACTGGTGTCGGTGCAGCTTTACAATATTGGAGGGAACTGAAAGATGATAGTAACGACAATTCATAGAAGTGAAAAAGATGTAGTTCATGAACTCGTTGAATGGAATCAGATCGTTGGTATCTTTCAAAATAGTTCTGAATGGGGACCTCGTGCCTTAGGCAATCGTAGTATCTTATTCAACCCCTGTCACCCAAATGCTAAAGCAATTGTTAACGAAGTTAAACGAAGAGAACATTATCGACCATTTGCTTGTACTGTTATGTTAGAACATGTAAATGACTATTTCGATATGAAACAATTGCCTGAGTCACCTTGGATGTCATTCGCCATTCAAGCAAAAGACAAGGCACTTGAAACAATTCCAACGCTTGTCCATGCTGACAACACCTGTCGTATTCAAACAGTGACAGAGGAACAAAATAAGAACTACTACAATCTCATCAAAGCATTTTATGAAGAGACTGGAGTTCCGATCTTATTCAATACATCCTTCAACCTAGGCGGTGAAGCAATTGTAGAAACAATCTATGATGCTATAGATACATGCAATCGATCTATGATCAATCACTTGTATGTACCTGAAGATCAAGACATCTATATTCCTTATGAGATTCTAAAAGACAAAACTGCCTTGGCTGACGAAGAAGAAAACGATTCATTCGAATGAAAACATCCAGCGCTAAAGCAAAAGGGCGCAATCTTCAGAAATGGGTTGTTGAAAAACTTGTAGAACATTTATCTGCTGACTCAGAAGACATCGAATCGAGACCAATGGGTTCTCAAGGAGAAGATGTCATTATGGGAAAACAGACTAGACAAATGTTTTCATATTCGATAGAATGTAAGAATGTCGAAAAATTAAATGTGTGGGATGCTTACGATCAAGCAACAGCAAACTGCAAAGGTTATGAACCGATTGTAGTTATGAAAAAGAATCGTAAAAAACCACTTGTTGTTATTGACGCTGAATACTTTATAAAACTACATAAACAGCATGAACAAAATACAGAAAGCAATACATAACAAAGTTAATACTGCCATGGGTGAGATTGAATATCAAACCGATTGCTTTATTGATGGTGGTTATAAGTCTAAATTTTCTATGTTTAAATATCTTGAACAGATCAAGTTCAAGAGAAAACTTATTGAGCTTATGAAGGAAGATATTCAACATCAGCTCGATGAGATTACTTCAGATGATCCACAACTGATAGAAGGTTACGACTTCATGACTGCCGGTCAGAAAACTAAGTACATCAACTATCTACAAAAGTTACTAACGGATTGTGACAAGTACATTCTTAAACACGAAGCAGAATGGAAAGCAGACTCACAGTTAAAACGAGTTAGAAGAAAATCTAAAAAGAAACTTGCAGAACGCCTTGAAGAGATTGAAAAAACTAAAGGCAGAAAGTTTAGAAAGTAAAACCCACTAGACAATACAGTAGTTAATACTGTACCATTATATTATGATTTTAATTGACTTTACACAAACTATCATCGCTGGCCTCATGGCGCAACTTAAGAGCAACGATGGTGAAATCAATGAGAACATGTTACGCCACATGATTCTAAATTCTCTTCGCAACTACCAGAAACGCTATCAAGATGAGTATGGTGAGATTGTCTTATGTACAGATGCAGGCAATCCATGGCGTAGAGATTTCTTTCCACTTTACAAGGCGAATCGTAAGAAGTCTAGAGAAAAATCTGATATGGATTGGAAGATGATCTTTGATACATTGCAAGTAGTCAAAGACGAGATTCGTGATAACTTTCCTTATCGTTACATGTATGTTGAAAGATGCGAGGCAGATGACATCATTGCTGTCTTGGTCAAACATGCAACTGAACCAGTCCTAATCGTCTCAGGCGATAAAGATTTTCAACAACTACACACTGAGTCAGTAACACAATGGTCACCAAACCTGAATCGAATGGTGCATTGTGAAGATACAAATTTATTTCTTAAAGAACATATCTTGAAAGGCGACAAGTCAGATGGCATACCAAACATCTTGTCGAATGATGATTGTCTTGATCAAGGCATTCGTCAAACGCCACTCAAGAAAACCATTCTCGATAAATATCTTAGGATATCCATTGAGGCGGACGATAAATACTATCGTAACTATTTAAGAAACCAAACTTTAATTGATTTGAGTTTTATACCAGAAGATATAGAACAGAACATACTTGATGAATATAGCAACACAAATGTTATCACAGGCAAAGTTCTGCCCTACCTTCAGAAATATAGACTCAATCAACTACTAGATAACGCAGGAGATTTTTCAATATTATGAACGATAAGAAAAGAGGAAGAGGCAGACCAAAAGGTGCACCTAACAAACCAAAGATGGAGTTAGTCACTGAGAGAGCAAGACTTCCAAAAAACGCTGATGTATTTGAGATACTTTGTCAGGCTGAACTTGTTGCACAAGACAATTCAGAGAAAGCTGTCAACGGTCTTAGATCATTTGGCGATACGAATGGTGCAGTAGCACCAGTACTACAATGGTTGTTTAACGATTCAATCGTGTCATCTCTACCAAAGGGTAAAACACCATACACAGTAAACGATGCACCTGGTCCTGATTTAACAGAGACACAGTTGAGATTTGAATTCAAGAAGTTCAAGTATTTTGTCAGCGAGCAAATACCTCAAGTCAAAAGAGAGAACATGTGGATTCAATTGCTTGAAGGCATACCAGCCAAAGAAGCAGAGTTGTTAGACCTTGTAAAAGACAAGGTAAACCCTTTCAAAAGTATCACTAAGGAACTTGCTGTCAAAGCGTTCCCAAATGCTAATTTTGGATAAATATAATTGTCCTCAGAGACTATACATAGAAGAGAAGGGAAAGTAACAGTACATTTCCCGATGTGTAACTTTCTAGTCGAGTAGGACTCCATGGAGTAAATTAATATTATGGCAGAAGAATCAACATTCGCAAGTGAGTCGACTGAACCAGTCGAAAAGTCTGAACTACAACAGATTCAGGAACGAATCGCCTCTTACAAAGCAACCCTAGACCCAAGATCATTAGGTGTCATTCAAACTATGGCACAATCACAATTGGCAAATGGTCTTATCAAGTTAGAAGAACTTGATGCAATGGTATTGTTGAGAGACGAAATCAACAAAGCAAACATCGACTATCAGACGATGATGAAAAGATCACAAACAAGAGCTCAAGAATTGTTAGCAGAACAAGAAGCAAACAAAACCGTTGAGTTCGAAAATATGATGGCAGAACAAAAGAATGTTACTGCTAAAGAGAGAGTTCGAAGAAAAGAAGTAGAATCAAAATACGAAACTGCTAATCAATTAATCTTCTCTAAAGATGAAGAGATTGCAAGACTCACAAAAGAACTCGAGCAGATGAAGTCAGGTGTCACTAAGAAACCTTCTAAGGCATTCGAACAAGCAAGAGCATTGAATCCATTACCAACAATGGAAGAAATGCCTGGTGTAGAAAAGATGCCACCCGACCCAATGGAATCATGGCAACTTTACGAACCACAAGAGCTCGATCAAGAGAATCGTATCGAAGAAGCAGAAGAACAACTCGAACTTGATTTAGGTATCAAGAGTGATTCAATCGATCCTCTCTCAGATCAGATGGCAAAAGCAATCGAAGATATTGAGGCAGAACTTGATGTTGAAGAATCTATTACAGATGATGACTATGAAACTCCAGTTGTGCAAGAAGAGGAAGTTCAAACAGAATATGGTAGTTTCTCAAAACCTGTAATCTCAAATTCACAACTACCTGAGTCAGATACTATCGCTGATCAATTATCAGGTAAAAAAGAAATCAAATCATATGACACTGTAGAAGAATTGCAGGCCGCTGTCGATGAGAAAAACAAACTCAAAGAAGAAGCACAAGAAGAAGAATACGAAGAGATCACTATTCCTACACCAGACGAATTGAATAAGATGACCAAGTCAGGCATCTTTGGTGAAGCGAAGAAGTTGAACTTCGATTCTGTAGTCATGACAATGACAAAATCGGAAATGATCCAAGAATTCACCAATGCAACTGAAAAGTTTATTGCAGGTCTGGAAGAATCAGGCGATCTAGTATCATCTGAAGGATTTGACTTTGCAGAAGCAGAAATCCAAAACGAGAAATCAGATGAAGATAACTCCGATAGACAAGATGGTGGGTACTTCTAAAGAAGGCACCGTTTTACCACTAGATACAAACCGAGTTAGCAAGTCTTACGAACACGAGCTTTCGAACATCGAAGGTGTTGTTCGTATTGACTTGCCTAACACTTATTCAACTATTATTGGTTCAAGAGAAGCTAGATACATTTTGTTAAATCATTATGAAAATGAATATCGACTATCGATGCAACCTTTGTGCAAAACCTTTATAAAGTTACCATTATACTTTTTTTCTAAGCATAAAAACCCTAAATATCAAGTGTTCGATATTGACGCCGATAGTCAGTTCTTCATTACTGATCAACTGCCTTTTAGTGTGGGATCAATAATCACATTTTCAATGATCGATCAAACAGAAACAACAGAACGATATATTCTATTAGAGGAGAAAAAATAATGGGTTCAGCAATGTTTTCAGTTCAAAATAAATTCGACCCGTCTCTCTACATTGAGTCGGATACTCCACAATCAGAGCAAAGGCATAAAGGATGGTACTGGTATCCACCAACTCGAAAGTATTATCGTTGGGACAATATGCCAGATCATAAGGGTCGAGACAACGATACCTTAAGAAATGAGTTATATAATCAGATAGATTGATATAAATACTATATTATGGCAGATATACAATATAACGATTTCGGATTTACAGCGATGGACGCCGATGAACTGGCGTCCATCGATACCAAGATCGTAGAAAAAACAACCTCAGCAACCGAAGTTATCGAATCAATGGATAACTTTATTCGTCCACTGTTAGAGAATCTTATGAAAGATTCAGACAAGGACTACATCTACTGGCCTAACAGACAGGAGATGATCATGAAACAGATCGAAAGACTGAACGATATCCAAAAAAACCTATAAATTGCTTGACAATGGGTCCAGTTTTCTGGTACCATAGTGACTTCATAATCAAAGGAGTAAACTATGTCAAACATATCTTATTACGACCCAAACCCACAACAGAAAATGTTGATCAAGTATGGTCGTGCTATGATCGCAAAGTGCGAAGCAAACGAACTATTTCCCAAAGACGATGAAATGTGGAATGCCGCTGTTACCTGTGGTAACAAACTTGTCGGTGTCGGTACAACATGGTCTAAATTCAATTCAATCGCTGACCTCTCTGAGAACGAGAAGAAGGCACTCTTATATTATCTGGAAAATAATGCTTAAAAAGCTTGACAATTGGGCTACTTTTTTAGTACCATATCCACATGATGAGAAAGGAGATAAACATGAAATTGAATGAACTAGTAAATGAAGTGAACCAAGAACAAGACCTTTTAATGGCTTGTAACGAGTTGTGTGAGAACTTAACTCAGGCATTACATGCTAAATGGAATCACGCTAAAGAGAATGGTGATCACTACACTCTTAAAGAAGGTAGTAAGTATATCAAGATCATTTCTAACAGTGGCAGTGGTGCCAGTGTTTGGGGTTTTGTCAACAAGGGCAACAAGAAGTTCCAGTACGGTGACATCTTGAAGGCTGCAGGTTGGGCGAGTCCTGCTACTAACAGTGCAAGGGGTAACATTCTCGAAGGTTACGATGTTCTTGCTAGACCAATGAGAATTTACGGTCCTGATTACTTAATATAAGGAGACAATATGGCAAATCTATTAGACAACTACTTCACCAATGCGACACCGCAAGAGTTGGAGAATATCAGTATTTACGGTGTCAAACATCCGAGTGAACTTGCACCCGATCCTGCTGACGATCCTGAACCAGGCTATTGTGTCTGTGGTGAGAAGAATTGTCCAGAAGAATACGCTCATTATACTAGCGGCTACTAAGATGAACACTTTCAAATACTTCATAGCGATGGCACTCATCGCTACACCCACATCTTCCGTAAATGCATACGATGAGAATGGTGATGTGTTCTGTATGGCAAAGAACATTTATTTCGAAGCAGGTAATCAACCAGTTGCAGGTAAGATTGCTGTATCTCTCGTTGTCCTAAATCGTGTCCAACATCATGCCTATCCAGACAATGTATGCGATGTCATATATCAAGCACAAATGCGAGAGAACTGGAAAGGGAACTTGGTACCAGTAAGACACATGTGTCAGTTCAGTTGGTTCTGTGATGGCAAGTCAGATGAACCAGTCGACAGTGCAACATGGATGTTTTCACTTGCTACTGCATCTTCAGTAATGAATGGTGACTACAAAGATTTTACAGATGGTGCAACACACTATCATGCAGACTCAGTTAACCCATATTGGGCTGATGATCTAAATCAAACAGTAATAATAAACAACCACTTATTTTACAAATGAACATATTCGTATTACATGATGATCCAATCGTAGCAGCTCAAATGCTGTGTGACAAGCATGTCCCTAAAATGATTGTTGAATCAGGTCAGATGTTATCTACTGCTCATCGATTACTTGATGGTACTCCAGAGAAACGACCATCAAAGTCAGGTAAAACAATTCAAACATACTACACATTCGGAGACAATCGTGACAACTTATACTACCTTGCTGTCCACAAGTTTCACCCATGTACCACATGGACAATGGAATCTAAAACAAACTATCAATGGCACTATGAACATTTCATGGCAATGGGACAAGAGTACGAATATCGTAGAGGTAAAGAACATGCCACTATTAGGTTACTCGGTGAACTACTTAAAAACCCACCCCTAAATATACCAGATATCGGTCTAACTGAATTCGCACAGGCGATGAATCATTACCCACAATGTAAAGTAGACGGCGATGCTGTTAAAGCATATCGTAACTACTATCATGAAGCGAAACCATTTGCAAAGTGGGAATGGAAAAGACAAGCACCAGATTGGTGGGAGGGTTATAAAGGAGCATGAGAGTTTTAGTAGAGAACTACGGAGATGTCAGAATCTTTTATGATAGACCATTCGGTTATAAACGATACATTGTAGAATGGCCAGATCATACACAAATGTATAGTGGTCTATGGTACAAAGAAAAGAAAGTAAAAGAACTAGTAGAAGAACAATTGAAAAATGCCACTATACGATTTTAAAGATAAAGAAACAGGAGAAATCCAAGAGAGAATGGTTTCTTTAGCTAACTATGATCAGTTTTTATTGGATAATCCAAACCTAGAACGAGTACATACTAAAACTCCAGGTATCGTTTCAGGCATTAACATGCAAAGTAAAATGGCAAACTCAGGCTTCAATGAAGTTCTTTCAAAGATTGCTGAGAAACATCCATCGTCTAGACTTGCTGATACACATGGCAACAAGACAATCAAAGATATCAAAACAAAAGAAGTTGTTAAGAAACACATTAAAAGTGGTTCGATTGACGGTATCAATCCACACTAACCTCATTGACAAGGGAAACATTTCCCTATAAAATAGATATATGACAAAATTAAAAACTCAACTACTTGAGTTGTACGAACTTGAAGACATTCAGTTGGATACGGTCGAGATCGATGGTAAAAGATTCTATACAGATTCTACAGGCGTAAAGAAATATCCGTCTGTTACTACTGTAACATCTTTATTAACCAGAGATCAGATCAAACTTTGGCGTCAGCGTGTTGGTGAAGAGAAAGCAAATCGCATATCTTCACGAGCATCAAATCGTGGTACAAAGTTTCATTCTCTTGTTGAAGATTATCTTCGTAAGGAAAAAGAATACATCGAGTTTGATGATGTCATGCAGGAGGCACAGTTCAAAGGTATTCAACCTGTGCTAGATGAAATCATGCCTTTAGCTCTCGAAGCGCCAATGTATTCCGATAATCTTGAAATGGCTGGACGAGTTGATTGTGTTGGTCTGTTTGATGGTGCAGTAAGTATCATTGACTTCAAGACAAGCAGTAAGTTCAAGACAGAAGAAATGGCAACACCTTGGTACTATCAAATGACAGCATACGCCGTCATGGTCGAAGAGTTGACAGGCAAAGCAGTGGAAGAATGTGTAGCATTAGTCGCTATGGAAGACGGACACTTTCAAGTGTTTGGTTGTAATCCTGAAGACTATGTAGAAAAACTATACGAACTTCGACAGCAATACAGAAACTTATATAAAGTATAATGGCAGAAATAAAATTTTTAAGAAACGAGAACCATACGGTTTTTGTAAAGAGGACTATGATCGTTGGAACAAGTGATTGGGAAGGTAACGAACTAGTAACTGAAGAACAACTCAGAGAGTACCTTGCAGAAGGTACAACTGGCGATGATGACATTGATAACATATGCCATGATCTAGTCCTTGAAGCAGAAACTATCGATGAAGAAGACATCGACTGGTGGTCAGACAGAAAGGGTTGTACTGAGTATGAATATGAGGTGCTAGATGATTAGTAAAAAAGAATTTACAGAACAAGTTGAGAGATTATGTGTGTCTGGTAAAGCAGACATCATGAGTGCTATCTTAAAGATATGCGAACTCAACGGTATAGAACCAGAGGGTGCAAAACGGTTGCTAAGTACTCCTTTGAAAGAAAAACTGGAAGCAGAAGCAGAGAAACTTAAGATGATCAATAGAGAACAATCATCAAGAGCATCTTTGTCGAGTTTCTTTGCGACCACTGAATAGGAGAATATTATGAAAGTAGGTGATGTAGTCACAATCGTTGCAGTAAGTGGCGAGTATGTTGGTAGACTTGACAGTAATACTGATCGAGTTACATTGAAAGACCCTCGAATGATTGTACAGAATCCACAAGATGGTTCTATGGGATTTGCCAAAGGTGTTGCAGTGACAGGACAAGAAAGTCCTAAGATCATGACATTTGATTCGTATGTCTTTATGGCAGAAACAAATGAAAGAGTCGCAACAGCATGGACTGAAGCAACTAGCGGTATCGTATTGCAGAGTACAGAGATTGCAAAGTAGAGAAGGTCTAGATGCTTATTTGTTGTATCTCGGTATCAAGTTACATTTTCATACCGAGAGTTACGACTTTATCAAGTATAATGGCAAAGTAGATGCTACGCTCAATGCGTACATGAAACGAAAGGATAAGTTTCACTTTGCCAAACTTGCTCGTAAATATGGTGATGAGTTGCAAGACTTTTACATTGCCAATCTTTGTGAAAAAGATTATTGGGCAGGCGATCTTTTAGAGAATGAAGCACACAAACGCTTTACTGAATGGAAGAAACGCCAACAAAAATTATCCTACATGTTTGAGAACGATGTACAATCTATGTTAAAGAAGAGAGGCATACGAGAAGTTCTAGCATGTAACAATGGTCAACTACCTATTCTACTCAAAGAGTATATGGGTAAACGAATCTCACCTGAGACTTTGGTTATGATCTTAGATATCACCAAGTGCGAAGAGGTTTGGAACAAGGAGATCACCGACACATTAATCTATCCTGATCTCATGAACAAGATAAACAAATATAGAAGCTTTCTTTCCTTTGATGTAAGAAAGTATGCAGTAAAGTTAAAAGAGTTATGCTTACAGTAGTTGGTAATGGACCGAGTCGTTTAGACTTTGATCTAAATGATATAGGTGAATGGTGGGGTTGTAATAAGGTTTACACCGATTACACTCCAGATTTATTGTTCTGTGGTGATATCGAAATGCAGAACGAGGTAATACATCAAGACAAGTATTACTATAAGAATAAATTGTTTTGGGCTGGTGCAGAAGTACTGGACATTACAATGTTAGATATTATGAAAATGGGATTTGAAGAATCACACGACAACATTCGTGAACTGATCCATCCAGAAGATACTCATTTTGTAGTCCAAGGTAATATGACTTATTGTGATTTCCTCGGGCTTAATGGTTCCCACAGCGGCAACATAATTATGTATAATAATTCGCTGCTCAGGAACCTATTTACAGGACAATTAGCATTAGGTTATGCTTTAGATCAAGGACATCAAGAGGTTGAACTACTAGGTTTTGATGTACTGGATCCAGATATTGACAGTGTAGCCAATGTGTACACAGGTACAGGTGGTTCATACAACGAAGAATATACAGAAGAAGATAGAGTAAACATGGCACAAAAGAGTCAGTTCATAGCACTACTTCAACATTTTTCAGATCGAAAGGTTTACTTCAAAAAGTCACTAGACGAAAGAGTACTTATCGATTATACTAAACTTCCATATTATATAAATAATAGGGAATGGTTGTTAGGGATAGGTTTCCGTGACGACCATGAGGCGTATGGTAAATCATTTACCATATAACTCTAAAGATAAAATGCGATACAATGTTAATACAATAGGAGAATACAATGTCGACATTAGATAAATTAAGACAGGCCATGGAGTCTGCTTCACCTTCTCAAGGCTCTGAGAAGAAATCCTACGATGATAATTATTGGAAACCAGAACTCGATAAGAGTGGTAATGGTTATGCAGTAGTTAGATTCTTACCTACACCCACCGATGAGGAGATGCCTTGGGTATCTTACTTCGATCATGGGTTTCAAGGTCCTGGTGGTTGGTACATCGAGAAATCTTTGACCACTATCGGTAAACAAGATCCTGTATCTGAGTACAACACTCAACTTTGGAATACAGGCATCGAAGCCAATAAAGAACAAGCTAGAAAGCAGAAGCGTAGATTACACTATGTTTCTAACATCTATGTGGTTTCTGATCCAAAGAATCCTCAGAACGAGGGTAAAGTCTTCATGTACCGTTATGGTAAGAAGATTTTTGAAATGTTGAAAGAGGCAATCAGTCCTGCATTTGAGGACGAAGCGCCTATCAATCCGTTTGATCTCAGAGGTGAGGGTGCAAACTTCAAAATCAAAATCAGAAAAGTTGATGGTTATTGGAACTACGACAAGTCTGAGTTTGATACACCAACACCATTATTTGATGATGAAAACCAGTTGAACGATATAAATAGTTCAACTCACTCGTTGAATGAGATCATTTCACCTAACGAGTTCAAGACTTATGAAGAGTTAAAAACTAAACTCGACAGAGTTCTTGGTCTATCAGGTGGCGTGTCTACATCTACTGCTGAGTCAGTTGCAGAAGACCTAGAAGAAGTGCCTTGGTCAAATGTGAACACTGAAACAGTGGCAGAAGAACCTGTAGTACCATCAGTTGAAGCGTCAGTCGGAGAAAGCACAGACGATGATGCGATGGACTACTTCAAGAGGCTTGCTACAGAGTAAGTTCTCTTGTTAAGGGTGCTACTTGAGTTGTTGAGTAGCAGAACTGAGACCGTGGATTGGGGGTAACTCAGTAAGGGAAAGATGATAGGTATTGACAAATGCGGTATCATCGGTCAACGGCGGGAATGCTGTAAAGTTGAGGGGCTAGTTGACATTTTTCACTTGACAATAAGAGGCTAAATCGTTTATACTTATACTATGACAATGGTAAAACCAAGACAACATCCTAAATCTAAACAACCTGAGCCGTTTGATCGTATGCTACGCAGGTTCAAAAAGGCCTGTGATAGAAAAGGTATAGTCAAAGAGGTGAGAGATCGCCAGTACTTTGAGAAACCTTCTTCTAAAAAGAATACAAAGAATCAAGCTCAAAAGCGTAAAAGAAAATTGGATGCAATTAAGAAAGAACGAAGAGGATTCAGAAGAGTATAATGACTTATCGGCCACAGTCGGTAAAGTGTTATGTCTGTAAATCGCCGATAGAAGTATCAGAAGTTAAGTATCATACAGCAATACATGAAGGTTCACCAGCAAAACCATTCTGTGGACCTGAATGTAGTTTAAAGTATTATCAAGAGAAAAGAAATGAATCAGTGGCATGGCGGAAAGGGGAGTAAAAGACGCCCTTCAAACGAGCAATCGTATTCTGATAATTGGGAAAAAATCTTTGGTAAGAAAGAACCAGAGGTTAAGGCTCGTAAGAAAACTCCTAAACATGCCAAATCACAAGTTCACACCGACCAAACTAAGGTCATCCCTCGTAAAACAAAGTATAATAAATTAAGTAGCGAGTGAGGCGTTTAACGCTGAATCATTTACTGGCGCTTGATTCGTTACTGGTGCAGCCCCTTGATATGCATTGTTATTGATCACTGTAGCATTTGCTTGATTGATACCACCATCTGCTGTTGCCATTTCACTATCTAGACCATCTTGTGCGGCTTGAATATTCTCAGCACTTGTTGGTGCTACTTCTGATAGAGTATCAAAATCTACATTTGAATCTTGTACACCTAAGACTGTCTCAGCAGCCTCAGTTGCAACTTTATCTCCTGCCAGACCTCCAACAATACTTGCGCCAATCACGGCAGTACCATATGCTAACCAACCTAATGGACCAAATGCGAGTAGTGGTGCAGCTGTAGCCGCTACTGCTGAACCTGCAGCTAATGAACCAGTTGCTTTACCAACTGAACCAGCTTTTGTTGCTTGATATTGTTTCTCAATAGTATCCCATTCTTCAGGTGAAATAGGTCTCTTACCACCATCAGCTGTGTCTACAATTGGGTCTTGTGTTTCATATGCCTGTTTGAGTGCTTTATATGATTCTGCATTGTCTTTAGCATCTAGACCACCTTCTAACAATGCACCAACTAATGGTAATCTCTTAGCAAGTTGTTTAGCGCCTGTAGCTGCTACTTGTCCTGTTTTAGTCAAAACATTTGAACCAGCTTTTGCGCCTTTAGCAAGATCATCTCCTGAACCTACAACATTTTTAACTGCTGTTTGTGCCTTACTTGGGTCTGGTTTGACAGATGGAGTTTTTGTACCAGGAGTTTTTGGTGGTGTTTTCATACCAGGAATTAATTTTGTAAGTGACTTGATGGCATCATCAAAGAAACTGCCTAACTTTTTAGCACCTGCAGCCATTTTGGCGCCCATATCATCGATAGCAGAACCGATCTTAGTTGCCATGTTACCAACTATTCTAACACCTTCATCGATGAATCCTTTTGCCATTTGGGCGATACCTGCAAATGCTTCAAATTTGAAACCTGCAATAACTGCCATGATAATACCAACGATTGCTATTAACATGAGTGAGAATTTGTTGAAACCACCTAATAGGCCTTTTCGACCTTTATCTTCTTTGTCTCTAGTTTTACCTAACGCTTCAGCATTGTCATCGATTGCTTCTGTATGATTTTGGATTGCAGCTTGATTATCTTCTTGTGATTCTTCTATAGTCTCACTACTCTTGTCTTGGTCTTCACTAGCACCAAACAATGAATTAGACATCGCTTTGAATGGACTAATAAGAAGTTTACCAGTACCTTTGAGAATGTTACCGACACCTTTGAGTTTATCAACGGCATCTTCCATCAATTTGAATCCTTGGTTAGATGAAAATCCTAAATCTTTAAATCCTTTTGATATATCAGAACCACCAGAATCCATTATCACCTTTGAAACACCATCAATGGCATTTTGCATAGGTTCAAACATCTTCTGGAAGAATGTCTTATCAGGTACTACTGGATTTTCATCATTACCACCAGGTTCGTCATCTTCGTTTGGAGTACTTGTTACAGGTGGTGTAGACGGTGTTGCACCACCAATCATTGCATCAAATCCATCTTCGATTGATCCCATAGAATCACGAATGTCTGTCATTACAGACATGAACTTATCAAATGGATTTGCTTCTAATACCTCAAACTCAGCAACTGTAATGTCGCCACCTTGAGACGGTGATGGTAATGCTAACTGTGCCATATATTATTTTCCGAATGCTTTTCCTGCTTCACTGATACCAAAACAACCAAGTGTCACTACAACAAATGATGTGTAGATAGTATCAGATATTTCTAGTGGTTCACCGTCCATAGCGGTTACTAAATCAAATATACCAAATGCGACCATCATTGCGAAGGATATAAACCCTACGATGGCCTTTTCATTTACATCATTATCGTCTAAGAATATATCGAGAACTCTTCTCTTCTTCTTAGGTTCAATAGCTTTCTTTTGTGCCTGTGCATCAGCTTTGAGTCTAGCGATTTCTTTTTCTTTATCATGAAGGTTGTTGATCAACTGATCATACTTTTCTAAATCAAGTTCAACTTCATTTCTTGAAATGTCTTCTGCCATTATCTTCTCCTCTGAGCTCTTTGCTTAGCTTTTTGTTTCTCTTCTTCGAGATGGTCAAGAAGTAACTTAATGTATATCTCCCTTTCCCACGGTATCATACCTTCTAGTTCAGTTAATGAGTACTTGTGGTACTGCATCATCTGAAAGTTAGTCGTATAATAATTGACTAAACTCTCATGTGAAAGGGCTATTAGAAAAAACTATTAAGTCCTTCTAACACTCTCGTGTTTTCTGTTTTACACTTTCCACATGTAAATGTAACTTCATGTTTCAGTGTAGGAACACTTTGAAAAAATTCTGCCATTCTTTCAAATTGATCCAATGTAAGACTATCGATAAAGTCATCAATCTCTGAGTCTCTATATTCTGAGAACTCATAAACATTATCTTCATCAAACAATCTTACCATGCAACTTCGTAGAACAGGTTTGATAGCTTCTGTTTCGCTTAAACCTTCTACTTTAGATACACTAGTAACAGTTGGATATTGCATCTCTACAACTAAGTCATCGTTGAGTCGAATCATGTTATCTACATCTTCATCAACTTCAACAGTGACATCATTAAGGTCTACTTCTACTCTACCCCAACCATCACATTCTTTTTCTGTACAAGCAACACTAATGCCGGCAGTTTCACCAACAGACTTTGCTCGTATTTGCATAAACAAGTATTCTAGATCGCCTACTGCAAGTTTATTCGCATCAACAGTCTTACTTGTTACAGCAGAGATCATATCGATCACTGCCTGCATAATATCTTTAGTATTTTCACTTTCTCTAGCGACTAACAAACTTCTTTGTTCTTTCACTAGAAAAGGTCGATACTTAACGACCTTCTTTGATATCGGCAGTGTGAGCGTATAGCTCGGGGCTGCCTGAATGGGTAACGCCATAATATACTCCTAATAATTAAATACCAAAACCACCTGTAAATCCACCCAAACTTCTCACTCTATCTTGGATTTTATTCAATGCACGACTATCTTTGCCTGCAACTCCGAGAAGTTGGTCGAAAGCACCCAATGCTCTCGATCCTTTATTTAGTATGTCCGAGATACCTTGTTGTGACTCTTTGTAATCGGTACTAAATGTTCTGAATGCCATTGTTACTTCAAACTTCATGATCTCATCTGAAGATTCGTATGCAAGATCCATAGCTGCATATGACAATGGATATGCCTCATGAAGTGTGTAAACTAATGTCTTATTGTCTCTTTGGTTTAGTACTGCAATCTCAATCTCACCAACATAATCGTAATAGTAATTGAAGTATGGTGTCAATGAACTACCTACTCTATCACCTTTATCAGATGCGTAGATGACATCTTGCCATGCCTCGATTAAGAATCTGTCAGCGAATGATGAATCGCATAAGAATGAAAATGTTGCTTCACCTCCATCCATTGAAATGTTTGTTGGCATCTTTCTCAAAGGTCCATACTCTGAGAACTCTTCGACTTCTAGTTGTCTTCCTGGTAATGTAGCGTTTGAACATCTTACGCCGTCAATTTGAATACCAAGATTTGGACATCTCATGTCGACCATGAATCTATTTGCACGAGCACCTTGATCGAACTTATATCTGAGATTGTTAATGTCTTGATTGCCTTGCTTGAAGACTTCGATTGCACCCAATCGATCTCCAACACTTGTGATTTTATCTAATATTTTTCTAGCCATCTATTTTATTCCTAGTGTCTCGATATATATCGACCATACTTGCACCTGAAAAACTTGCAGTTGGTAAAAACGAAACGATATCCCAATATTTAGGTTCAACTAATAAAGCAGAACCTTCTACATGTGAATAAAGATATCTCTTTACGGCAGCTTTCGATGCTCTTAACTTTGTTACGCTACTTAGAAGATTCCATGTGATTCGTATTCTGGTTGTTTCGTCAAACTCTTCGTTATTTGTGTACTCGAAAAGTTTCTCTAGAAAACGAATTCGTATTCTTGGTGGGAGATAGTGAATATTCAAACCTAGAAATCCACTACCGTATGTCTCTACAATCATGACACAAGGAAAAGTATCGTAATAAGGTAACTTGTCCTTTGTCTTGGGATCGTAGAAGAATGTAAACATACGACCTTCTAAAAATCTACGAGACTTTTGAAGATCGGATTGTTTGTAGAATTGCTCTGAGTTAGTACGAATTCTTCTTACACGATTTCTAAACCATGTAAGGCTTTCTTTACTTCGCCTTTGTAATTGAGCGGGTGATTCTTTATCTAATCTTTCTAGTAGACTCGCCATGCCTACTATTTATACTACCGAACAGTAATAATAACCTTTTCATCTTCATATCTTCTATCGACATCGTTAATGTTGATACAAAGATCAAAATCAGTTAAGGTGAACTCTTGACCTTCTTTAACAAAAATCTCAACGCCATGATCGTCTCCGTCATAGTGTACATATTGATCGAGTTCAGGTGATCTGTAATTGATCATCTTAGGTTTAGTGTGACGAAATACCTCTTTGATTGTTTCGCCCATATCTCTAAAAGGGTCCATACCTTGTTCAAGATGTGCTTCTAACATGAATACAGTATCTTTATCACCGATGAACTTCTCACATCTAGAGAACCAAACACGAGCCTTTTCTTCTGGAAAATAAGATAACCATTCTTCAAAAGTCAGTTCTGGTTTATCGATACGATTCATCGGATCCCAAATCACTAGATTTGTATCGTACATGCCTAACATACATAATGCTTTAACTCTATTAGGACCTGGATGAAAATGAATCCAATTTGTTCTGTCTTGCTCTCTAAGAACGCCATTTGGTGGCGACCAAATACCGTTTCTTCGAATGTCATTGTAGAGATACCACACTTTATAGGTTAGAATATCTTCTGATATAATACAATTATTCTTCCAATGATTTGCTGTCAACCAACCATTATCGTATGCCTCTTGTAATGTGATTACTTTTGGTTTACAATGAGTTTTTTCATCCCACAATCTTTTAACTTCTTCGAGGACACCTTCGTCTTCTTTGAAACCTAATGTCTTGTATATTTTGTTACCTTGTTGTCCGTATGAGAATCTCTTCATCTTCATATTTCTCCGTTACATCAATATAGATTTCAGTTAGCTTTCTAAAATCTTTCTTTTGAAATTTGTAATCACCTTTTGTTTCTACGATGACACCCTCTGATTCATCATACTCTCTGAAGTATTGATCTAGTAATGGTATTAATGTCTCGCCTTTGAGTTGAGGTTTTTTGTGTCTGTATAAATCTCGTTTGATATCAAGTTCTGCTTTATTGATCAAATCTCTTCTCTCACCAACATGCATTTCCATAATATATTCATGAGCAGTTCCAAATCTATCTTTACCCACATCGAAGACATCTAACCATTCTTGAAAACTTAAAACAGGTTGATCTAAATCGCCAACATCCCACATAACAATAGGTGCATCCCATTTTTTCATTTGCATAAGTGCATAAATGCGAGACATACCAGGATGAAAGAATATTTTATTATTAGATATTGTACATTGAACAGTTGAGTAAAGACCTACTGTCCTTTCTTGCATCATCAACCATTGTATTTTACATAGATGAAACGCCCAATTTTTTTCTGTAGTATCCATATCATGAGATGGTGTAGTGCCTGTTTCTACATTCTTAATCATCGCTTGTACATGTTCATCTAAATGTTTTAACTTATAATTTTCTTCAAACCATGTAATGTTATCTCTAATCCATCCTAGAGTTGTAAGTTTAGGTTTTGCCTTATTGTTTACAATGTAATCGAAATGAGCTCTGAACTCATCACCAAAATCATTGTTTGGATATATTTTAGATTTACCATCAAAGACTTCATCTTGTGTTGGTTCAATTAAACGCATTGAGAAACTCCTCGACTCTTTTTAAGTCTTGTACTGTATCTACGGAGAGACCTTCATCTTCTACTTCTACCATGAGAACATCATAACCATTCTCAACGAAACGCAACATCTCAACTGATTCTGCTCTTTCGAGTGGACCTATATCTAATCTAGAAAATCTTTCCAATGATTCACGATCAAAACAGTATAAACCGAGTTGTTGTTTGAATACTGGTTCTTCTTTTTGTACATAGGGTATTGGTAAACGAGAATAGTATTGTGCCATGTTCAGTTTATTCTTCACAACTTTGACGACATTAGTATCGTGTTGTTTGTATGTGTCTATGACTTTGACATACGCATTTGATACATCGATATAACCATGATCTTTATGTGCATTGACTAGTGTATCAATGGCATCTGGATTGATAAGTGGTTCGTCACCTTGAATGTTTACGAATCGAGCACCATCGACAAGTTCAATTGCTTTCGCACATCTGTCTGTACCAGTAAAGCAATCCTCATCTATAACAATACAACGCATTTCATTCTGAGCGCAATACGCATTGATTCGTTCATCATCGGTTAAGACAACAACAGTATCGAGTGATTCTGCCATAAGACAACGATCATATACACGGCGAACCATTGGTATGCCATTGATTAACGCTAGAGGTTTTCCCTCGAAACGAGTTGATGACCATCTTGCAGGTATAAAACCTACGGTAAGATCACTTGACTTATCTGGTCCACTGAGACTTCGCATTTCACTTGTCCATATCCATAATTTGCATGTATAAAATCTACGCCTGCTCTCTGAGCGCATTCGTAATCACTTTGCATATCGCCGATGTAAACTGTATCTATCGGATCGACATTGCAAAATGCCATAGTATATAGTAGTTGATCAGGTGAAGGTTTGCCACGCAAACCAGCCTTAGGCGCACATACATGATCAAACTCTGGAAGTTTTTCTCCATCCATTATTAATGATGCAAGAACATGTTTTACTCTTGTCATATCTTTCGATGTACAGATTGCTATTTTGCAGCCTGCCCCTTTGAGTGTATTAAGTGTTTCAATGACACCAGGATAAATCTTCACATTATCAAGACTCATTGATGATGCTTCGTCATAAGTCTTTTTGATTTGTTGTTGGTCTTCTATAATACCAAGTTCGTCTAAGATATCGTAGAAAGGTTTACCAATTTGTTTGGCATATTCTGAAAACGGTACCTCAATCTTGTGATTGAGTTTTACAACACCCCAAGCAATTTCCATGTTGGGTAGAGAATCGATGATAACACCATCGAGATCAAACGCATATAATTTCTTCATTTTTTAGGAAGTATCTCCTTTTCTGTAAGTATTCTAAATTTCATTCTTCTATCCTTACAATATCCTTTCGCCGCTTCAAACTTTGCCTGATTCACTAAGTATGTATTGACTTCGGTCAGGAACTTCTTAGTTTGACGCTTCGGTGTTTTAGGGGGAAACAATTGTTTGTGAGGTTTTACTTCGATAATCTCACGCACAACTTGTTTATCCTTATTGGTATATTTTACATAAAAATCGGGGAAATATCTATGTACTTTTTGGTCTAAAGGTGATCTATATGGTATAATGATCTCTTCAGAACCCCATTCTATGATTGCAGTGTTATTGTCACACCAAACCATGAATCGTCTTTCTAAGAGAGATCGATAGAAGATTCTAGTAGGGTCACCTTTGTATTTCTTGTAATTCTTCGGTCTGAATCGACCGCTATATGGTTTTTTCGACATAAATAATAATAAATAGTAAACTAACTCCACGGTATTTATAACTCATGGCATACATCGATAAACTCATAGGAAAATTCAATAAAGCACAAAGCGCCGTCAACTCGTTAAAGGGTGTGGCTGCCAAACTACAATCTATCGATTACAACACAGCACTAGATGCTCTCGGAGAACAGAGAGCAGAGATATTAGAAGAGATCAAAGAAAGACGAGCATCATTAGAAAAATCACTTGATGCTAAAAATAGAATTAAGGGTAGCATTACAAAGAGAGCACCAAAAGGCACACCAACAGAGTTGGTCTATCCTTTACATGATGATCTTGCAAACTATATGGTGTTTGATATTCGAGGCAGAAGAAATCAGGCAGACAAAGAAGGTGATACAGTAGGTGCCAACTCAGTTGCATTGTATGTACCAGATGCAGTTGTATCATCAGCAAATGTAGAGTATCAAACAAAGGGCATCTCACCAATGAATCGTGCATTTGCTGACTTGGCAAAATCATTCAAATCTGGTGAAGGTGATTTATTAGAAAAAGGTAAAGCCGCAGGTTCACAACTTGCAGGTGCAGCTGTCACATCGATGTTAGATGGTCTATCAGGTGGTCTTACAAACTTGGCTGCAGGTCAGGCAGTTAACCCATTAGAAGAACAAACATTGAGTGGTATTCCATTCAGATCATGGAGTCTTTCATTTGACTTTATGCCAAGATCACAAGAAGAAGCAAAGTTAGTCAACGAGATCATTTATACATTTAGAGTGTCAATGTTACCTGATACATTTGGTGGTTCATTGTCACAGGCATTTGGTAAAGATGCAAACAACACAGAAGTTGCACCAAACTTCTTTAACTATCCAAACATCTTTGATATCTACTTTGACGGACCTATCGCTGGTAAAATCGATGGTTTCTTACCAGCAGTATTGACATCATGTGAAGTTGATCACACAGGCGGTGCTAAGTTCTCAACATACTATGATGGTTCACCAGTCAAAACATCAATGACACTAGAATTTGCAGAGATCAGAATTCTTACTCAACAAAATTACAAAGCAATTGCAGCTATCAATGAAGATGGTACAGGCAGAACAAATACACAAAGACAAAACGCTCTTGCAGATGGTGGTTCAAGTATTTTAGATACTGCATCAAGAAACAATTCGTTTGGCCGAGATTTACCTGCACCCAAGAAAATTGATGGAGGTGATCAATAATGGCAACAGAATTCTTTAAAAACTTTCCAAAGATTCAATACAAACTGAATGATGGTCGTATCATATACATCAAAGACTTTTTCAGAAAGTCTAAGATCGAACAAGAAGCCGTATATAGCATTGTCGACTATTCAAAATATGAAATACAAGAAGGTGAAAGACCTGATATTGTTGCAACTAAGTTATATGGCAATCCTGATCTACATTGGATATTCTTTGTAGTAAACGAGATCGAAAACTACTATGATTGGCATATGGACAATCAAACATTTCAGAAGTATCTTGATAAGAAATATCATGGTCAGTTTTTAGTATTTGACCAAAGTACAAGTGTTGTCAGTGCAACATCTAAGTATTTACTTGGAGAAAAGATCACAAGCACATCTGGTCTAGGTCGTATCATCGAAGTAGACCCAACACATAAAAGATTGGCAGTTGATGTCGAAAAGAAATTTGTTGCTAATGAAGCAATCACAGGTGCAGTCAGTGAAAAGTCTTCTACACCAGCAAGTGTAGTTGATAGACTCGATGGTGTTTACAAATATAAGAATTCAGATGGTGTAATGAGAAACTCAACAGATACAGGTTTCTCACCAATCACATTTAGAGATCACGAAATAGATGAGAACGAGGCAAAGAGATTAATTAAAATTGTTCGTCCCGAATTAGTTGACGGTATTGTCAGAAGATTCGAGAAGATAATGTTATCATGAGTGAAGGCAACTTTCAGGCAGGACAGGTCTCCATTGATTCTGTCACACTGGTCAATCAAGAAGGTGAGATAATTGATCTTACAAATATTGCTATGTCTATCGATATCTTCGAAGGCATCGATTCACCATTTCTGTCTGGTCGTATTTCAGTCATAGACGCTCTAGCAGTTTTTCGAAAGTATAAAATCTATGGTCAAGAACACTTGACGATTCGCTATCGTGCAAGAAAGGGTCATGGTGAATTTGAAGACGGCGACTTTACAGTAGAAAAAACATTCAGAGTTTACAAGATCACCGACATGATCAATAGAGAGTTTACATCATATGCATATGTAATACATTTCTGTGAGCCAAAACTTTTTACATGTCAGAAAACGAGACTATCTAAAGTTCTAAGAGGCTCTTACTCAGAGATTCTACTACAAACATTACTTAAAGATGCAGACTTTGAGAAGTTACCAACAAACAATAGAATCGATTATTGGGAAGAAACTCTACCTGAGAATCAACAGATCATATGCCCAAACTGGACAATATCTAAACTCATCGACTACATAAAAGAGAACGCAAACAAAGGAGAAGATGCAGTCTATAAGAATAGCATGTTCTTCTATCAAACATTGATTGGTGGATTTAAGTTCATGTCTCTCAACCAAATGTTGAGTGGTGATATGGACTTTCTTACAAGATTTACATACACACCTAGAAATGTAGATACAGCTGGTGAAGATGTCCAAGTTGAAGCAGAAGAACTTGGTCTCAACACTAAGATAATGGATTTTGAAATTCAGAAACGAGGTGATACTTTACACGGCACAACTTCAGGTGCGTATGCATCGTTACTAAGAACATACGATCCAATTTTAAAGATCGAAAGAGAAGTTGTCTTTGATCTTGGAGAAAAATTTAAGAAAACAGCATCATCACACATGAGTGGTTTTCCGACTGTAAGACTTGACGATCCAATCATGGTACATCAAGCAAGCGAAAGAATTAATGGTGATGAAGAACAAACATATGATGAGATCGGCGCTGAGATTGCACCAAACAAATCATTCGATGGCAAAACATTACTTAGAGTCAATCATACAAATGCATACTCAGATTCAGCAGTACTTAGAGACACATCTCAATTTGTAGGTAATGAGTATTTTGATACAGCTATATTAGAACGAAACAGTATGATTCATGCTTTGAGTTCACATGTATATAAAGTTACTCTACCATTGAGAACTGATATGAGTGCAGGCATGGTTGTAAATCTTGATCTTCCTGGTGGTTCTTCTGATAAAGAAACAGATAACTTAGATGATAAGAGATATCTCATTACTAAGATACACCACATTGTATCACCATTATCAGGTGATGGTAGTATGGTTCTTCAATGTGTGAAAGAAAGTTTTGCAGATGATATTAAGAAACAAGATGCATTAAAAGACTATAAAGGTCCTAGAGGTCCAAATGAATAATTGGTATTACGGCATAGTAGAAGATAGAAACGATCCTTTACAGATTGGTCGTGTCCGTGTTCGTGTGCATGGCGTACATACTGATAATAAACAGTTTATTGCATCGCCAGATTTACCATGGTCACAAGTATTGATGCCGACATCAAGTGCATCATTGTCAGGTTTTGGACATTCACATGGTCTTGTCGAAGGTACAAGTGTATATGGAATGTTTCGAGATAATGATATGCAAGACTTTATCGTCTTCGGTAGTATCATGGGATACTCTCAGAAAGGATATAAACAAACTTCAACAGAAGAATTACTTGATAGATCAATCGATGCAGGTTTCAATGACCCACGAAGAGCAACTGCAAGTGAATACGATGGTTCACTTGATGGCCTCAATCCTCCAACAGGCAAAAGACCAAACTCACTATCGTTAGCACTTGATACATCACCACAATTACCAGAGTCAATCGAACTCAAGTACGATGGTACAGAGAACACAATTACAGAACCAACAGAAAAGACAACACCTTATTATCCACTATCAGACTACTATGATGAATCCGATCTGAACAGATTTGCAAGAGCTGGTGGTGTTTATGATATTAGAGATAATTTACCAGAAGGGTTCAAACTTAAATTAGAAGAGTTATATCAACCAACTGTTTGGAACGAAGAGACGGGAAGAAAGTCTTTATATCCTTTCAACAAAGTACACCATACAGAATCAGGTCACATGATAGAGATGGACGATTCTGTAGGTGCAGAGAGATTGGCAATACAACATAGATCAGGCACCTTTGTTGAGATACACAGAGATGGTTCAGAAGTTCATCAAATAGTAAACGATCATGTTAAAGTCACCGCAAAAGATGACAAAGTCTACATCGGTGGCAATGCAGATGTAGTTGTAGAAAGTGGTCATGTCAATATCGAAGTTCGAACAGGCAATGTAACTACAACAATACTAAAAGGTAATGTAGATACAAAAGTCATGGAAGGAAATGTTGATCTATATGTTAAAGGTAATGTAACAGAAGTCATAGACGGTAATATAGATCAAACAGTTGGTGGCAATATCACGCAAACTGTATCTGGTGATGTCACACAAACTATATCAGGTGGTCTTACATCCGATGTCACAAAAGATATCTCAATGACAGGTAAGAACATTTCAATCAAAGCAAAGGGTGCTATGAATCTAGAATCTTCTGGTGTAAACACCATTAAAGGTAAAAAGGTAAATATTAACTAATGTCAGAAGCTGCTAGAAAAGGCGATACTGCAAACCATGTTCCTGCTGGTACTTTTTCAGTACATAAGATTAATGAAGGTTCAGGAAATGTCAATATCAATAGTAAGAAAGCTGCAAGAAAAGGAGACGATTTAACCGATCATCAAAACACATCAAGTCCACCAATAGTTCATTTTCCTGGCCCAACGGTGCCAAAGATATCAGCTGGTTCATCGACTGTATTCATCAACGGCAAAGCAGCCGCAAGAAAGGGTGATGCAATTAATTGTTCGAGTAAAATCCTTGATGGTTCTGGCAATGTAAATATTGGCGGTTAGTATAAATAGTAGTATGGCTGACAATCTCAAACCAAATTCGAAAATCAATGCAGTAAAAGACATTTACTCCGATCTTGATATATTTCTCAGACCTCATCCCGTGACAGGTGATATTGTTACGAAGAAGGATACAGATGCAATCAAAAGATCGTTGAGAAACATTGTCTTGACTAATAAATTTGAGCGACCATTTAAACCAAACTTTGGTGGTAGTGTAAGAAACATGCTCTTCGAATTAGACTCAACTCGAAATGTCAGACGATTTAAAAAAGATTTAGTACAACTGATTGAAACACTTGAACCAAGAGTTTACAATGTTAATATCGAGACAGGTGATGTAGATGCAAACGAGTTAAATGTCCAGATATTCTATTCTATTAGAAATGGATTACCAAATCAATCAGCAGAATACATAATAACAAGGGCACGATAATGGCAGTTAACAGTTCAAACATAAACGCAACAGATTTAGACTTCGAAGGTATTGCTGATAATATCAAGACCTATCTCAAAGGTCAAGATAAATTCAAAGATTACGATTTCGAAGGTTCAACAATGTCGGTTCTCATCGACACATTGGCATATGCATCACATATTGCTGGTGTAAACACAAACATAGCAGCCTCAGAGTTGTTCTTAGATTCAGCACAGATCAGAAAGAATGTTGTATCAAGAGCAAAAGATTTAGGTTTTATTCCTGCAACTGAGAAAGCTTCTTCAGCAAGTATTAGTGTTGACTTTAAGAACGCAAGAAATTCAGACGGTACGGTGCCCACCACAACTGCAATGATTATACCTCGTGGCCATAAGTTCACTTCAGTATTTGACGGAGTCACATATGAATTTGTATGTGCAAAGGCAACTACACCAACAGTAAACAATGCTGATTTCCATTACGATAGTATTGATCTTGTACAAGGTAAGTATGTTAGCGATACATTTGTATTTGATACACAAATCAAGAATCCAAAATTCGTACTATCAAATGAAAGAGTAGATAGATCAAGAATTTCTGTATCAGTGAATTCAAATGGTGTAACAGATACTTACTCACTTTCAACAGATGTATCAACGATCACTGCTTCAACAAAAGTTTATTACACACAAGAGAACGAAGAAGGATTCTTAGAGTTGTATTTTGGTGATGGTGTTCTTGGTGCAAAACTCAAAGACGGAGATGTTATCACTGTAACTTATGTTAGAGTAGATGAACAACATGCTGATGGTGCTAGAATTTTCTCAATGGTTCAAAATGTAAATGGATTCTCAAACTCAACAATCACCACATTACAGAAGTCAGAGGGTGGTGCAGAAAGAGAAAGTATCGAGTCAATAAAATTTAAGGCAACAAAGTTCTACACATCTCAGAACAGACTCGTTACACTTAATGACTACAAAGCAAAAGTTAAAGAATATTATCCAAATGCTGATGCAGTTGCAGTATGGGGTGGTGAAGATAACGACCCACCTGAATATGGTAAAGTGTTTGTATCATTAAAACCACAAAACTCAGACTATCTATCAACAACAGAGAAAGCTGATGTACAAACTAAACTTAACAATCTAAACATGTTAACAGTTCGACCAGTTATTGTCGATCCATCTATTGTTAAGATTCTCGTATCAACAGTATTCAAATACAACGAAGGTGAAACTACACTTTCAAGAGGTGAACTCGAAGCAGTTGTAAGAAATGCAATCATAGATTTCGATAACAACAGCTTATCAAACTTCGATAGTATCTTCAGACATTCAAAACTTGTAAGAGCAGTTGATGATGCTGAAGATTCTATTTTATCAAACTCTACAAACATTCGACTTGCTAAAAAACATGAAGTTAAATTAAACTTCTCAGAAGGTTTTAAAGTGAAGTTTGGTAATGCATTGTATAACCCACATTCAGGTCACAACTCATCTGGTGGTGGAATTACAAGTTCAACAGGATTTTATGTCTCAGGCGATTCTGCTAACATTCAATATTTCGATGACGATGGTAAAGGTAATATCAGAAGATATACTCTCGTTAGTGGTGTTAGATCAGTAATGGACTCTGAGGCAGGTACCATAAATTATGGTACTGGAGAGATTTCGATTGATGCCATCAAGGTCACTTCTACAGTGAGCGCAGATACCTCAATCGAATTCACCGTGGTGCCTGATAGTAACGATGTTGTTGCTATTAGAGGTTCTCTCATCGATATCGATGTATCAAGAATCAAAGTCGCAGGTGAAATTGACACCATTGCAAGTGGTGAATCTAGCGCTGGTGTAGGATTTAATACTACATCAACATCTAGTTATTAATATGTATAAAGTGATTACGGAAACTACCGTAAGTAGCATCCCATTAACTTGGTTTTTATAGGAGGAAACTAAAATGGCAGATAAGAAAATAACAGCGCTGAATCTAATAGATGAAGCCGACATCAATAGTGGAGATTTGCTCCACATCGTTGATAGCCCGTCAGGAACTCCCGTCAACAAGAAGTTGACATTGGAGAGACTGTTCAATAATGTACCATCATTCATCGCATTTGATGATGTAGAGTCACTAGACGAAAATGACTCAGCTATAGCAGTTAGTGAAATGATCTCAAAGGTCGATATCACAGGTGCTTCAGCTGCAGTCGATATGGATCTAGCAGCTCCAACTCACGAAGGTCAATTAAAGATCATCGTTAGAGTCAATGATGGTGTAGCACAAAACTTGACAATTGACATTCCAGCCACAAACTGGACTGGTACTCAGTCAAACAATAACCTTACATTAGGAGAAGGCGATGCAGTCGTTCTACTAGGTATGGGTTCTGTTTGGTACCCAATTGCAGCTTTTAATGCTTCACATGCTGCTAACAGCGAAATCGTTGATGTTGATGCGTAATAGTTAATTAATATGGCACATCAAGATCACATAGTAGACAAGTTATCGACTCGAATCGGTAGTATTATTCCTAGTTACATACAGGAAGAGGCTCCGATCTTCGAAGCATTCCTTGAATCATACTTTGAGTATCTTGAGTCAGAAATAATTACACTAGACACGATCAAATCATTAGACGGTGTTCAGTTAGAAGAAGGCACCCAAATTGAAACGGGTGCCTTTCTTCTTGAAGAAGGGACAGATGCGAATGCTCCCGATATTGCAGATGCTAAACTACTGCAAGAAGAATCAATCGATCCTTTTATTGAAGGTGAATACATCGTAGGAAGTATCTCTGGTTCAGTCGCAAAAATTAAAGTCATTAATAACAAAGTCTTGATCGTTGATACAGTTTCAGGATCAGGTTTTGCTATTGGTGAAACCATCACAGGTCGAGATGGTAAAAGAACAGGTACTATCAAAACTTATAAAGAAAATAGTATCGTTGCAAACAATAGATTGTTAGACTATGGTGATATCGACCATACACTTGAAACTTTTCTTAATTATTTTCAGAAAGATTTCATACCTTCACTCGATCTAGCAGACACACAAAACAAAAGATTAACTCTCAAGAACATTGGCACATTATACAAACAGAAAGGTACTGCTGATTCTGTAAAGTTCTTGATGAGAATTCTGTATGGTCAAAATGCAGAAATTAAATACCCCATAGACGAAACAGTATTCGCTTCGACATCAGGCTATCAAGAAGATCGAAGAATGAATCTTGTCATGGACAGTGGCGTACCTAAGAATACAGACAAGGTTGTTCAATACAATGAAGTAGACGCCACACTTATTGATGCAGAAGCAGTCATCGACCAAGTAGAAATTATATCTACTGCAAACAAACAATATTCAGTTTCAATTTCAGATACACACAGAGGAACTTTCCAACCAAATAAAGCAGTCTCAGTGATTGACAGAGATGGTAAAATCACTTATACTGCTACTGTTAGGGGTATTGTATCTGATATACTTACAACTCAATCATCAACTACATTCGGTCTTGAAAGTGAATCAGGCGATCTTCTTCTAGAAGATGGTTCAGCATTACTATTTGAAGGTGCAAATGCTGGTTCAATGTATGATATCAATGACCAGATCACCTTTACTGGTGCAAAAGCAGATACAGCTGTCAATGCGAGAGGTACAGTTCAAGGTCTATCAAGAGGACCTGTAGAACAAATCTACATTGAAAACGCAGGTTCAGGATATTCAGCAAACGATATTGTCATTTTCGAAGATGATGGTACAGAAGGTGGTGGTGCAGAAGCAATTATCGCCGCTACTGGTGATGAACTCATTCTTGAAAACCCAAGTGCATTTGATCAGTATGAATTCATTGCAACAGCAGGTCAAACTATCTTTGGTGGTGTTGACTCAGATGGTAACTCAGTTCGAGATATCACTGGTAAACCAACTGCATTAAATGGATTAGATATCAAAGTATTTGTTGACGGTGTCGAACAGTCAATAGACAATTATCAAGTAAAATTAGATAGAGTAACATTTACAGGTCCTTTAGACAGTAACGATGATGTCATTTCACCAACACCAACTGGTGGTGAAAGAGTTGAAATTATTTCAGCATTCAATCGTGTTGCAAGAGAAGATGGTGGTGTTGTAATGATGGAATCTTCTGATCAGAGAATCAGAAGAGTTATTATTACAAACGGTGGTACTGGTTATCAGAAACTACCTAAAGTATTTCCAGGTGGTTACCTCTACTTCTCAGATGTATCAGGTTATACAGTAGGTGAACTTGTTACAGGTCAATCATCAAATGCTACTGGTGAGATTTCAAGAATCGATACAAAGAACAAGAGACTTGTAATTCGTAGGTTAACAACACATACAGGGTTATTTCAAACAAATGAACTCATCTTAGGTGGTAGTTCAAGCACTAGTAAAACATGTACTCTTGCTAAAGTGACAGCTGGTGAAGGTGGTAACTTATTCGCATGGTCATCAAGAATTGGTAAAGTAGAGAAAGTTAGACTCACAAACCAAGGTTACAACTTTGATGAAGATGCAGTTATCGGTGATGATTCACATTACACAATGTTGATCAACGAACCATCAGCGGCTAGTGATCTATCAAAAGATACAGTTCTTACAGGTTCAGATTCAGGTGCAACTGCTAAAGTATTATCTTTTGATAATCAAAGAAACTTATTGAAGTTTACAGACAGAGATGGCACTTTCATGGAAAATGAGAAAGTGACATATGCAGTTGGTCAAAGTTTCAGAGTTCTTAAGTTCGACCCTTACGATGCAAGAGGTAAATTTGCTGGTGAAGGTATTATTAACGACAACTTCTTAAGTGATAAAGGTTTTGTATCAAACGAAGTATCAAATATTCAAGATAGTAAACTCTACCAATCTCACTCGTATGTAATCAAGGTTGGTGAATCAATTGAGAAGTATAGAGCAGTAGTTAAAGACTTAGTTCACCCAGCAGGTCATATCTTCTTTGGTGAGGTTGCATTTGATTCTGTAATCGTACAAGACGATAGAGACGGAAGATTTGTTGTTGATGCAGAAAATACATTAGGTGTTCAGAGTACAACATTTGTACCAACACTGGTAATCACACTCGCGGTTTACATTGAGAACGAAGAAGCATTTGAACCTTCATTTAGATCAGAAAGACAAGTTACTTTATTATTCCATACTAAGAAATCAGAGTTAGATTCTTATGCAATGTCACATGTATTGCAACAATTCAATCAAGTTACAGATGGTATAGTTGCATCTAAATCGTTTGGTAACGAGACAGGCCGATCTAGATTAGAAACAATTAAGAAGTTAATTGAAAGTGCAACATCTACAAAGATTGGTAACGAGATCAGTGATCCTGTAGCATCAACAAATGTAACAGTAATTGGAAAGAATCAAAGATCACCTAGACTCGATGGTGTAGTCTCAGTTCTCAATCTTTCTAACACCCCAACACAAGGTCAAGACGGGTACTTATCACTTGCTGATGAAAATTCTTCAAGTGCAGTAGGAGTTAGACCTCAAGATCAAGGTAAAGTTTTCTCTTATGCAACACATGTTGAAGAGAGACTTATTTTTGAAGATGGTACATATATTCAAAATGAAGAACCACTAAATCAACTTGTACATGAACCAACAAAGGGCAACTTTGATGGTGAAAGAATGCTCATGGAAGATGGCACAGCAGCTGATCTATTAATGACAACAAGTGGTGTGATTCTTTTAGAAGACGATACTGTACCAGAACAGATCGAATATTTCTTAACTGAAAGATCGACTGAATTATTTAACCCATACTTCTATACAGAAAACTATCAAGATAGAATAGTTATGGAAGATGGTAGTCCACTAGTGAATGAAGGACTCGGCACAGGACATAGTTTACATATGTTTGCGCCATTAGGGTCAACTTTTAGATCACTAAATAAAATAGCATATCAAGACACTTATAGAATATCTTATTATCTACTTGACGAATCATTAGAAAACGGAGAAGAAGATCGTATAGTATTAGAAAGTGGAACGGAAGGTGGCAGTGGCCATATTCTGCTTGAAGAAACGGTCAGAGATGGTATGAGAATCGACCAACTCAATGGCCTGCTTGGTAATTTCTATGTGAGTTCTTTCCCAACACATGAGAACAGGAGAACGAATATAGCGTTTAGTACCTATGTTTCTTCAACAAATATTACCAAATCACACCTAGATTCGTTATAAATAGTTAATAAATAACCGAGGAGTTACGAATGGCAGCAATTATTTTAGAAAAGTTCAGGACTCACAATGCGAAAGAATTTATCGCAGACTTTAGTGACAGTTCGAACTATATTTTTATCGGAAGGTCGTATGCGTGGGCAGACGACAATTCACCACCTTCACCCGCTAATGCAGAAAGCGAGGAGATAGGTGCATATTCAGATATGATCGCACTTAAAAAAGTGACGAGTACTGATATTACACATGGTTTAGTTAGATACAACTGGACTTCAGGAACAGTTTATGATGAGTATCGAGATGATTACTCTTCATCAAACCAGACACCTTCAGGTGCAAACAATTTCTTCGATGGTCGAGGATACATTGTAACATCTGATTATAAAGTTTATAAGTGTCTAAGAACTAAGTTCAATTCAAGTAATGTAGCTCAAGGTTCAACAGTAGAACCTACTACAGTATCAACAACAATTCCTCAAGAAACAGCTGACGGTTATATTTGGAAGTACATGTACTCCATTTCTGCTTCAGAGGTTATCAAATTCGTAACAAACGACTTCATTCCAGTTAAGACGCTTGGTGCAAAAACAAGTATTGCAGGTACAGGTACAAACGGTGGTTTCGGTTCTGCCGCTACAGACGATGGTTCTGGTCAATGGGATGTAGAAAATGATTCAGTTGACGGTGCAATTTATCGTTATGTCGTAACAAATTCAGGTACAGGTTATTCAAATGGTTCATCAACTTTTGATGTTGATGTCAATGTCGAAGGAGACGGGTCGGGTGCTGTCGCTACTCTATCTTTCGTATCTGGTGCTCTAGACTCAGTTACATATAAAGACACATCATCATTCGGTTCAGGTTATAAGAGAGCATCTTTCCCAACTCTTGATTCTTCAATTTCAGGAATCACTGCTGGTTCAGGTGCAACAATCAAAGTAGTTGTTTCACCGATCAATGGACATGGTGCAAATCCAGTCGAAGAGCTTGGTGGTAACTTCGTAGTTGTAAACTCAAGACTAGAGTTCGGTGATGGTTCAGGTGACTTCCCAACAGATAACGATTTCAGACAAATTGGTCTTATCAAGAATCCAGTTGCATCAAGTTCATCAGCAGTCGCAACTGCTACAACTCTAACATCTACAAGACAGATCACACTTGATGATGCTTCTGATCTTGCAGTAGATGATATCATTACCTCAGATACAACTAATAATGCTTCAACTAAGAGAGCAAGAATTGTTTCTAAGACAGGTAATGTACTTAAAGTTCACACAATCGCAAATGGTGGTGGTGAGTATGTAAACTTCGCAAATAGTGACGATGTTTTCAAGAACGCTTCAGGTTCTAAACTCACAGATGTGGCTTCAGCTGGTGTGTCAACAGCACATCCAGAAATGTCTCAATATACAGGACAAATTCTCTATGTAGAGAATAGAGGTCCAGTATCTAGGGCAGCTGATCAGATTGAAGATATCAAACTGATCATTGAAATGTAATCATAGATTACACACTAAATACAAGTAGGAACTATGACACAGAAGACTGATCTTAATATAACGCCGTACTATGATGACTATGACAGTGATAAGAATTTTCACAAAGTCCTCTATCGTGCTGGCAGACCATTACAAGCAAGAGAATTAACTCAATCACAATCAATTTTACAAGATCAGATTGAGAAGTTCGGTGATCACTTCTTCAAAGAAGGATCGATTGTTTCAGGTGCATCGTCTAATGTGGACATGGACATCTACTTTATTAAAGTAAAGGCAGATAACCCAACTCAAGCAGGTGATGATTCAGTCGAGTCATACAGAACAGACTATCACGGCAAATTCTTACAAGGTCAAACTACAGGTGTTGTAGTTAAAGTCATCACTTCAGTAGCAGCCACTTCAGATGATTCTGCAACTCTAATTTGTAAACAGTATACCTCAGGTACAGATGACGCTGGTTCTTTCATTGTTGGTGGTGATGAAGTTCTTAAAGAAGTTACTATCACAGAGAACACTGGTGCTATATTAGTAAACACATCAAACAACAATCATTTTAAAACAGTAGCGTCTGGTGATGTACCATCAGGTCGTGCTTCAATTGCAGAGATACAAGAAGGTGTAGTTTTCACTAGAGGATTCTTTGTAGTTGTTGATAAACAAACTATTGTTCTAGAAAAGTATTCAGGTAAACCTTCATTTAGAGTTGGTCTACAAATCAACGAAGAGTTGATTTCATCAACAAATGATACTTCACTTCTTGATAATGCACAAGGTACAAATAACGAAAACGCTCCTGGTGCTGACAGACTTAAGATTGATCTAGAACTCAAAAAGATTGCTCTTGATGATACTACAAATGTCAACTTTATTGAACTCGCAAGAGTTAATAATGGTATCATGGAACTTGAGATCAATAGACCGATCTACAACGAGATTGAAGACACCTTTGCAAGAAGAACTTTTGATACAAATGGCGATTTCATTGTAAGACCATTTATTACAAACTTTAGAGAACACCTTAAGACAATTACAAACAAAGGTTTCTATCTTGAGAAACAAGGTGGTGTCGAAAATAAGTTTATCATGCAAATCTCTCCTGGTAAAGCATATGTCAAAGGATATGAGATTGAGAAAACAGGCACAACAAATTTAGAATTTAATAAAGCAAGAACAACAGTAGACTTAGCAGGTGCTTCAACACCTATTAGACTAGGTAATGAATTATTGGTTAACAACATCAAGGCATTACCTGAGATTGCAGATTCAACAAATACAGATTCATTTAAACCAATCAAACTATATGATCAAAAACAGAACGCAGGCGCTCTAGCCTCTGGTGCAAAACATATTGGTTTTGCCAGAGTTCGTCATATTGAAAATAAAACAAATGTCTCAACACAAGCAAATGATGAAAATCAACTCTTCTTGTTTGATGTTAAGATGTTTACAGAGATTACATACTCAGCACACTCAGGCACAGCAGTAGTTGGTGATAAACTCGAAGGAGCGACCTCTGGTGCAACAGGAATCGTTGCCTATGACGATAATTCAGATGGCATATATCTACATGATGTTGTCGGTACATTCCAATCAGGAGAGGCGATTTCATCAAGAGGTGATGGCAACTTTGCACTTACAACTTCACAAAATACTGGTGTAAGAACATACAATGTTGGTCAAACTAGATGTGTATTCCAAGCAACTCCTGGTTCAGGTTCACAAAACTTTATCGGTGATGTTGTCTTAGATGACCTCAGAGAGTTAAGTGGTATCATTTCATTCTCAAGTAACAATGCAACAGTCACAGGTCTAGGTTCTCAGTTCGCAAAAGAACTCAACATTGGTGATTTAATTCTTGATTCGACTGGATCAGAGTTTAGAGTAAGATCAATCGAGTCAAATATTTCAATGACTATCGAAGATTTAGATGGTACAAATGTATCTTCTGTATCTGCTCAGACACAAGTTAAAGTAATTAGAAAAAGAGCAAAACTCAAGAATCAAGATCAGTCAGCTGCTATCTTCTCATGGCCTAGAGATTACATCTCAACTATTACACCAAAAGATAATGCTGTCACTGTAAGAAAACAGATTAAATTGACAGTGTCAAACGGAGATGTTACAATACCTTGTACTACATCTGAAGAAAAATTTGCAACTGATTCAAATGATAATTTCCAATTTGCAGTTGTAACACAATCATCAAGTGGTTCTAGAACATTAAATGCTGGTGATGTAAAATATCCAGATGATATTTCAAGTTTCCCTTCACCTAGTGATACTGCATTAGTAGTACCTATCGGTGATCAATCATCAGATGCATTTGATGATGGTGCTGAAGTATTAGTGTCATACACTGTCATACGAAAATCTCCAACAATCAAGAACAAAGAATTAAAGTCATACAGATCATTCAAGATCGATGTTGCTAACTCAGCAGGTACTGCTAAATATGGTTATGCATACGATCATAAAGAATTAGCACTTGCTGTACCAGATGTACATAAAGTTCATGCTGTATTAGAAGCAGTTCCAGGAACAACTTCAGGCTCTCAGAACAACGCAACCCCACCTAATTTTGTACCAACAATCTCATCTGGCGGATTCGCAACTGGTGAAATCGTAGTTGGTCAAACTTCTGGTGCTAGAGGTAAGATCATTGATTACAATGGTGACGGTGTAAAACTTCACTTTGTCTATCTCGATGAATTATCAGTATTCTCAAGTGGAGAAGCAATCGTAGGACAAACAAGTTCAGGTGTTGCAACAATTGCTAGTGTCTCTTCAGGTTCACCAGATATTAGAAAGAGATACTTCTTAGATAACGGTCAAAGAGATGGCATGTACGATACTGCCAAGTTGCAGTTAAAGCCAGGCGCTACAACACCAAACAATCCAATAACAATCATTTTCGATCATTTTGAGCCAGGAACTGGTGATTACTTTGCAGTAAATTCGTATCTAGGTAATATCGATTATGATGATATTCCAGATTACTCACCAAACAAAGTTGACTTAGGTGGTTTCGAACCAGATGGTCAATTTGAACTTGGTGATGCAGTAGACTTTAGATCACCAGTAAACGATCTTCAATCACCTGCAAGTGGTGATTACGATCAAGATAGTGTAACATCTCTATCTGGTCTAACAACATCTCCATTTGCATATGAGTCAAGAGTATTCTCAGATGAAGAAGTTGGTTGTCCAGTTCCTGGTACCACAGTAGATGCAGATATTAGTTTCTATGTACCTAGAATCGACAAAGTATTCTTACATAAGTCAGGCAGATTCCAGATTTCAGGTGGACAACCTGCAATCTCACCTCAGAGACCTGACCCAATTGATGGTGCAATAGAGTTATTCGAATTATATATTCCTGCATATACTGATAGTCTAAAAGAGATTAATACAAATCAGAAAGATCATAGAAGATATACTATGAAAGATATTGGTAAACTCAATCAAAGACTTACCAATTTAGAAAGAATTACAGCATTATCACTACTAGAAAAAGACATTCAATCAAAACAGATACTTGATGCAGATGGTTTTGATTTATTCAAGTCTGGTTTCTTAGTAGACAATTTCAGAGGTCATAAGATCGGTGATGTTGTACATCCAGATTACAAAGCAGGTATCGACACAGAGAACGGTGTATTACGACCAATGCACTTTACGAACTTCTTCGATATCTCTCAGAACACAGCAAAGTCATCAAACTATCAGAAGACAGGTGATCTAATAACATTACCCTACAAACAAGTTGACTTTGTAAAACAAGACAAAGCATCAAGACAGATAAATGTTAACCCATATCATGTCTTTGCATTTATCGGTGATATCAAACTTACACCTGAAACAGACCTTTGGAACGACACAGCGAATCTACCTGAAGTTAGAATTAACAGAGAGGGTAACTTTGACGCTGTACTAGCTGAAAATGAGAATTCACTTGGTACTGTTTGGAATGCATGGCAAACCACATGGGTTGGTCAACCAGAAGTTGTAAGTTCACAAGTTGAATCATCTATAACAGGTGGTTCGTGGAACGGTGATCCTGGTCAAGGTGGTAACTTTGCGCCAAGTCAGTTGCAAACAATTACAAGAGAAGTCACACAGACACCTGAAACACAAACAAGAACTGGTATTAAGACCACAGTTGTCGAAGAGTTTACCGAAACTCGAAACGATAGAGTTGTCAGTGTAACAATTGTACCATTTATCAGAAGTAGAGAGATCAAGATTGATGCTCAAAACTTAAAACCAAATACAAACCATTATGTGTACTTTGACGGTATCAGAGTAGATGAATATGTAACTCCAGAATCAGCAGACTTCTCAAACGATTCAAATGCTGATGCATATTCTACAATTAGAACAAACGCAAATGGTAGATTCAAAGGTTCATTCTTCTTACCTAATAACAGTAGACAAAGATTCCCTACTGGTCAAAGAGAGTTAAGAATTACTTCAAGTTCAAATAACTTGAACAACCCAGCGTCTCAAGGTACTGCAATCTATACAGCATCTGGTACTTTACAAACAAATCAGACAGAGATTACATCAACAAGAAATGCTAGAGTGGTTAGAGAGAATCTATCTGGTACTAGACAAACATCCAGAAGAGGTGAAAGACTCAATGTAGATATCATTGATCTACCCCCACCAGAACCACCTGCACCACCACCAGTTGTATTGCCACCTCCAATAGAGATACCAATTGGACCACCAACGCCACCGAGGGTGCCTCCAGTAATAGTTATCGATCCGCCTTTGCCGCCGTCACCTATAGAGCTACCGCCGCTGATTGTTGTGCCTCCAGTGGTATTTGACCCTATTCCGATTCCAGATCCAGTGGTAGTCGTAGAACCAATTATTGCACCTACGCCTTCATTCCCAATGCCAGTAGACTTCAATCTAGACTTTGGTTTGCGTGATCTATGGGCAGAACCAGGAATGATGAATTGGTCAGACCCATTAGCACAATCATTCTTAGTTGATAGAAAAGGTGGTGTATTCTTATCAAGTATCGATCTATTCTTTAAGACAAAAGATAAGTCTATGCCTGTTTCAGTACAAATTAGAAACATGGTGAATGGTTATCCAGGACAAATTGTTGTACCATTCTCGACTACAACTCTTGAACCAGGATCTGTAAATATATCAGAAGATGGTTCAACAAGTACAACATTTACTTTTGAATCACCAGTATTCTTAGATACAGGTAATGAGTATTGTTTCGTTGTCTACTCAAACTCAAACGAGTATGAGTGTTTCATTTCAAGAATGGGCGAACCTGATCTAGTAACAGGTGAAACAATCTCAGGACAACCATATGCAGGTTCATTGTTTACTTCACAGAACGCATCAACATGGACAGCAGAACAGATGGACGATCTTAAGTTCACTATGAAACAGTGTGAATTTGAAATCGAAAAAGTTGCCTCTGTTCAATTTGAAAACGATGCATTACCAAACATTGACTTGCAAACAGACCCAATCGAAACTTTCGCAAATCAAACTTATGTAAAAGTATTCAATTACTCACACGGACATTATTCAGCAACATCAAATGTCACAATTTCAGGTGTTGTAGGAGATAAACAAAACGGTGTATTGTTGATCGATAGTGGTACAGTTGCTACTGGTGCTTTAGCAAACGGTGACAATGATTACGATGATCTTGCAACAACAACAAGTGGTTCAGGTACAGGTGCAAAAGTAAAACTATCAGTTGATTCTTCAAATGCAATCGAATCTATTTTCATTACTGATCCAGGTGTAGGTTACTCAACAAGTGATACACTTACAATTACAAATCCTGGCTCAGAGACAGTTACAATTACAGTTGGCATTGACGGTGTTGGTGACACATTAGGTGGTATACCAATCTCAGCAATCAACGGAACACACACATCAATTGCAGACTTTAGTATTGACTCATACAACATTGAGTTAAACACATTGTTAGATGGTGCAGACTACGATCTAGTAAGTGATTATGGTGCTACACAATCAACACTTTCTGGTGGTCAAAGTGTAAAAGCATCAAGAGACTTGTATTACGATGCTTTACATACTATGATACCTTCAGTGAGACACGAAGGTACAGACATGTTTGTCAGTGTTAGAAGAACAGGCGCAAACAGTCCAGAATATGATTCAGCAGATTCATCAACACATTTAGATACAGTATATTCATTGAGAACTGCAAACGACTTTATCAAACTGAATGATAATGTCTACTTTGATAGACCAAGTCTTGTTGCATCACCGATCAATGAACAAAACGAAATGGGTTCAACAAAATCATTCGAGTGTCTAGTACAGTTAAGATCATCAAATAGAAACATATCACCAGTGATTGATGTAGGTACTATTGGTGCTCTTGCAATTATGAACAGAATTAACGATATTGACGAATCAGCTGATGTATCAACAGGCGAAACTTATGTACCATCAACAGAACCAGATGGCGATAACAATGCGTTTGTATATGTAACAAGAAAAGTATCAATGAAAACACCTGCAACACAATTGAAAGTGTTAGCAGACAACTTCAGAGCACCAGGAACAGACTTAAAGTTCATGTTCAAGATTCTGAAGAACGATGAAGAAACACCATTAGATGATCTTGGTTTCGAATTCTTCAACGGTGACGGTTCACCAGATGTTGAAACACCAAGAGACGCTAGAAACTTTAAAGAATACGAATACACTGCTGATGGTTTACCAGAGTTCAGTGCATTTGTAGTTAAGATCGTAGGACAGTCAACAAATACCTCAGTCGTACCAATCGTATCGGCATTGAGAGTTATGGCACTAGCATAATGGGTATTAAAGTAGAGGGACATTCACATTTAGTTAGAGACGAAAATTCTCATGCTATAGTGAATACAGATATTGAAACATATCGCCTAACAATGAAAAGAAGAGAGATTATGAAAGCTCAGAGAAGTGAGATAAATAGTCTTAGAAGCGAAGTTTCAGAAATTAAACAATTGTTAGTACAGGTAATAGAGAAAGTAAATGGCTAAAACAGTAGATGCATTTTCAACAATAGAAGAGTTGAGACTTAAACATAACGAGGTCGCAGTTGACCTTGGAGATGTTAGCGGTCTAAGAACAACCAGTAAAGATAATCTTGTAGACGCTATGAACAGTTTACAAGATAAAGCATTTTTCTTCCAAGAATATATCTACGATGGCACACTTAATCAAATTGTATTTACAGGAAGTAATAACACAAGAACAACCGTAACACTTACTGGTGATTATGCAAGTGGCGGTTCAAAAGCAGTTCAAGCAGGTGATAAAGTCATCATCTATTCCTTTACAGGTTCATTCGAAGGTGTTGCAGAGTCAGTAGCAACTGCTTCAAGATTTACACTTTCAGATTCAAACAGTATTTTTAATAACAACTCAAATGGTGTTATTATTAATAAAAATAACACTTCGCCAATCACAACATTAGAAACAGGTTTCAATTTCCAAGTTAATGGTAAATCATTCTTTAATGATGATGTTAACTTAGACACAGGTAAAACATTAACTGCACCAACAGTAACTGACGGAACATTAAGTATCAATAGCGGTGCAATCACTGGTGGTACAACTGCAACATTCAGTGGTGAAATCGAAGGTGGCAGTTTAGATATAAACGGAAATGGTGATATATCAGGTTCTTTAGATGTCGCTGGAGGATATGGTTCAAGTGGCGTATCTATTTCGACTGGTGGTTCAATTCAAGCTGATGGAGACCTAAATGTCGAAGGTGCAACTACACTTGACGGTGCAGTCACACTAGGAAATGCATCTTCTGATAATATTAATTTTACTGGTAGTCTGAATTCAGATGTTGTTCCAAGTTCTACCAATAGTAAGAATTTAGGATCATCAACTCTAAAATTTGCAAACATACATTCAACTACATTTACTGGTGACCTAGCAGGTAATGCTACAACAGCAACAACTTTACAAACTGCAAGAACTCTAGGTGGCGTATCTTTTGATGGTAGTGCAAATATTAACCTTCCTGGTGTAAACACTTCTGGTAATCAAGATACATCTGGAAATGCATCTACTGCTACAACACTAGAGACAGCAAGAAATATTGGTGGCGTATCTTTTGATGGTAGTGCAAGTATCAACCTTCCTGGTGTAAATACCACTGGTAATCAAAACACTTCAGGAAATGCAGCTACTGCTACAGCACTTGCAACAGGAAGAAGCATCGCTGGTAATACTTTTGACGGTACTGCTAATATCTCTATAGATATTGGCGATCTTGCTAATGTCACATCGACAACACCAACTAGTGGTCAAATACTAGCATATGATGGTGATAATAATGTGTGGGCATTAGAATCTCAAGGAACTACAAGTACAATTGAAGAAACAGGTACTAGAAAGTTCTATACTGAAACTAGAGGTGATAATTCAATAAAACAAGTTATTGGCCATAGTAATCATACAAATATTTCAATATCAGAAGTTAATAGTCCTGGTGATGCTAATTATGAAATTAGACTATCGGCAGCTGCCACATACGGTGATTCCAATGTCACTACATACCTATCAACAAGGGCAGATGCAGGTCTTTCAGTTGATGGTTCAGGTAACCTTTCAGCTGATGTAGAAAATGGTTTGACATTAGGGTCAAATGCATCTGATAAAATTCAACTTGACTACGAAGTGATTTCCTCAGGAAGTTTAAGTGGTACACCAGACGGGACAGGAGATGCCGTAGGACATCTCTACTTTGTGATATGATATGGCTGACGATCTTTTTATTAAACACAATCTAGGAAGTTTTCAACAACCTTATATTTTTCAATCTATTGGCCAAGGGCAAGAACCTAATATTAGAAGAACGCCGGCGCCTTATCCTTATATTGCAAACGCACAAAACCCAGCTGTTCGTAGACAACCTGCGCCCTATCCGTATATTGCAAATGCACAAGAACCTAATATAAGAGACGCTCAAGAACCTAATATCAGAGATGGCCAAACACCAAATATTGGTAATACACAACAACCAGGAATTGGTACAACACAAAATACCGTTAATGTACAGAATACTAGAGATAAACAATCGCCCTTTACTTATCCCTTTCAGACAACATATAACTTTCAGCAACCTAACACTTATAGATTTCCTCAACCATATCCGTTTATAGGAAATAGTAGAATACCACATATTAGACGACAACCTGCGCCTTATCCATTTATTGGTAGTACGCAACAACCTAATATCAGAGATAAACAAGAACCTAATATCAGAGATCAACAACATCCATTTATTAGAGATAAACAAGAACCAAATATTAGAAGAACGCCTGCGCCTTATCCGTATATTGCAGACAGGCAAAATCCTTTTATTAGACAACAGTCTATTCCTTATCCTTTCATAGGAAACACACGAACTCCTTTTGAA